CATACGTTTGCCAGTAAGCTGTTTCAGCGACGTGCTAACATATTATCAGTACAAAAACTACTTGGTCACAGAGACATCCAGAACACGATGATCTATGCCCATCTTGCTCCTCACAATCTCTCAGAATGTATACACCTATTGAGAGACTAGCTTGTGGCATATTTGTGGCATATCGGTGTCAATTTGTGGCATCCCAGAAATAATCAATACCGTGTAAGGTACTGATATCCTTACTGCCGAGGTGATGAAATTGGTAGACATGCCAGACTCAAAATCTGATGTGGATCTCATGCACCTTGGCATTTAAGTCTAAGTATCCTCCCTTACACGTGATTTTCCAGACTAAACCTTTGATGCATAGGTGTATGGACTTTCACTCCGAATCAATCGTGTGGCAAGGATGTGGCAAGACTCTTGAAGAAGTTCAGCTTACTCTTGAAGAGGAAATGCAAAACCTTGGGATCGAGAGATTTCAAAAATCAGTTAGGCAATCCAAAGAAAATAGACAAGAATCGGTAAGTCTCCACGGCATTCTTTTAATGAAGAAAACAGTGGATGTTTTATCAAAAGGTATTCGAGAATTTATTGAAGAAGCTAACTCAGGTGGTGCAGGAAGAAAGCACACCGCTGCTCCTTTAATTGCCCTATGTGATACTGACGTTGTAGCCTACCTTACTTTAAGGATGGTGATGGACTCAATATCGTCACGGCAAAAGTTAACTAAAACTGCACATAGTATTGGTCAGGCTATAGAGGACCATATCAAGCTTAGTATATGGAAAGATGCTGATGGTGTTTTGTTTCAGGAATTGAAGCAGAAGCTACAAAAGCGTTCATCCTCTAGACACTTTAGAAGGTACGGTCTTATACGTAAGTGTAAGGAACGAATTGAGGTAGAAGAAAGTGAAACCTGGACTAAGCCAGAAAAGCTTTATGTAGGCACTAAGTTAATAGAGATACTACTTCAGGTCTCTAACCTCATAGAGTGCAGAACTGTATCCTCAGGTCATCGAAGTAGAACCATCTTTATTCATCCCACTGAGGAAGCCATTGAGTGGATAGATAAAGTGAACAAAGAGGGTGAACTTTTGAACCCTTACTTGATGCCTATGGTTGTCCCTCCCTCCGATTGGAGTACCCCTCGTAACGGTGGGTATCGTACCTATCGACTAAACTTGGTCAAGACAACCAACAAGAAACTTATGGATGAACTCTATTATAAGGACTTGGGGATTGAGTACGATGTAATTAATGCACTCCAGCATACAGAATGGAAGGTCAATAAACCTGTTCTGGATGTGATGTCCCAGGCATGGGAGATGGGTGGACTATGGGAAGGGATTCCTCATCGAGATCCGCTAGAGATCCCTCCGTCACCCATGCCACCTGAATTGAAGAAACAGGACATGACAAAGGAAGAGTGGAGAACCTTTGTAGATTGGAAGAAGGATGCTACCACTATCTATGACGAGAATGCTCGTAGGAGATCCAAGGTGATAGCATTCTTAAGAACCATTGGTTTAGCCAAGAAGTTCTCAGAGATTCCTAAGTTCTACTTTGTCTATACCAATGATTTCAGAGGTCGTAAGTACACTGTAAGCAGTTTCCTGACCCCTCAGGGTCCAGAGTATGCCAAAGCACTACTTACGTTTGCTGAAGGGATGCCTATTGAGAACGATGAGCAATCTGATTGGTTGGCTATACATGGTGCTAACTGCTACGGAGTAGATAAAGTCAGTTACGACAATCGTATCTCGTGGGTAGATGAGAACTACCAGGACATCAAAAGATCGGCTGAAGATCCTATGGGTCACAGGTTCTGGCAGGAAGCCGATGATCCTTGGATGTTCCTAGCGTTCTGTTTTGAATGGACAGGTTTTATGAAGGAGGGATTCGGGTATATCTCATCTCTCCCTGTGAGTCTTGATGGGTCCAATAATGGACTTCAGCATTTCTCAGCGATGCTTCGAGATCCTGTGGGATCTAAGGCAACAAACCTGTCTTGTGAGGATGTACCTCAGGATATCTATCAAGATGTCGCAGACGTAGCGAAATCTCTCGTAAGCCAATCGGATGAGCTAATGGCAAAACAGTGGCTAGAGAGTGGTTTAATCAATCGTAAGCTATGTAAAAGACCAGTTATGGTGGTTCCCTATGGTGGTGGACTCTTCTCGTGTAAGAAATACATAGAAGAACGCTTGAGGGAAGCATTCATGGAGGGTCACCCGAATCCTTGGAGAGGAATGGATCTTTACATTCCTGCTCAGTGGATGTCCAAGCATGTCTGGGAAGCAATAAGTCAAGTGGTGGTTGCTGCCAGAGAAGCTATGGATTGGATTAGAGATGTGGTGGGGAGGGTTTCCAAAGAGGGATACCCGATGATCTGGACCTCACCTAGTGGGTTTATTGTTTTCCAGCAATACCCATCCATCAAAACCAGACAGATCAAAACCTTTATTGATGGAACTTTGGTGAAACCAGCATATATAGTTGATGACTATACAAAAGTGGACCTCAGGAGATCCAAGAATGGATCTTCTCCCAATCTTGTACACTCATTGGATGCTGCTGCTTTGTCCAAAACCATCCACAAGTGCATTACAAGCCATAACATCAGAGACTTCTGCATGGTACACGATAGCTATGGAACCCAGGCACACTACGTGCCAAGCATGGCTCAAGCACTCAGGGAAGAGTTCGTGTCCATGTACGAAAATCACGATGTTCTGAAGGAATTTCAGGGGTTTGCAGAAGAGGTTGTGGGGGATATTCCAGACCCTCCAGAGAGAAAAGACTTCGATATCCGTAAAGTGTTGAAATCTAAGTATTTTTTCTCCTAATTCATGCATTTGTGTAATTAATGCCTATTCTTAGCTCTTTTCTGGAAAAGCTAGAGAAAGAGAAGAGATGTTAAATCTCGCAATTAGACTTCTGAGGTCACAAAGACCTCTTCCAGTGGATCTCCACGCAAGACTCCTTGAGGACGGTGTGGATGTCCAATATTTGATAAACCTCATAGAAGCAGAGGACTCAGATGCCACAAACGAAACATATCTCTCCCATTGGGAGTGCTGAATACGCACATATCCAAGTCCCAGACACTAAGTTTAAGAGTGATGGGGAATGGAACATTCAACTTAGACTTTCCGCTAAGTCCAAGGATGCCAAGAAACTCATGGAGTTTATTGACGGACAGATGGATGAAGCAATGGAAAAGTTTGAGAACACGAAACGTGCTCCACATCCCTATAAAGAGGACGGAGATGACATATTGTTCCGCTTTAAGCAGAAGTGTGTCATTCGGTCTCGTTCTGGTCAGGAGTGGAAGACTAGCGTGAATGTTGTAGATAGCAAACTACAACCTATACCTAAGTCTGTCCTTATCGGTAACGGATCTAAGGTGAGAGTGAGTTACACCACGAGACTTTATACTGCACCAATCGGAGCAGGAGTCTCAGTAGATCTGTCTGGGGTCCAAGTTCTTGATCTGGTCGAATACGATCCAAATCAGACAGGATTCAATTCCGAAGAAGGGTTCTCTGCTGACTCAATTCAAGCAGATGAGAAAGAGAACTACTCGCAGACCGAAACGGTCCAAGAAGAGTCAGGAGACTTCTAAATATAGAAGTAAGTTTGAAATGAGGGTTGCTGAGTCGCTCACAAGGAAACGAGTTAAGTTTACTTATGAGTCTCAGGCAATCCCATACATCGTGGAAAAGAACTACAAACCAGATTTTATCCTTCCCAATGGCATCCTTGTGGAAGCCAAAGGGTACTTTAGAAGCAGTGACCAGCGTAAACATCGTCTTCTAAAAGAACAACATCCTGACTTAGACATACGGATGCTGTTTATGAGACTCGATTCAAGAGTTCAAGGAAGCAAGATGACATGCCGTGAGTGGTGTGAGAAATACGGCATACAGTTCGCTGAAACTGAGGTTCCAAAGGAATGGATAAATGAGCAGAAAAAAGACTGATTACATTGTGGTTCATTGCTCTGCCACACCTCCTAGAAAGAGGATAAATAAAGAGTACTTAGAAAAGAAACATAGGCAACTAGGGTTTCTTGAGATTGGGTATCACTACGTGATTGAAGTTGATGGACAGATTGTTTCTGGAAGAGACTTGGATCAAGTAGGGATGCACCTGAAGGGGTTCAACGAAAGGTCCATAGGTATTGTCCTTATTGGTGGAGTAAACAGAAAAGATCCAAATATTTATGAGAAAAATTTCTCAAGAAAACAAATAAAAAGTCTTTCGGATTTAATCCAACAATTAAGAGGGAAATACCCAATGGCTACCGTGGTTGGACATAAGGACTTGGATGACACTGTAAGTTGTCCAGGGTTTAACGTGTATTCATGGTTTAAACATAATGAAACTAAGAGATAGAGATAAAGATTGGTGGAACAACGATAACTCATTCACTTTTAAGCATGAAGGACTTGATAATTTATCAGTCCAAATGGAAATGCGTTCAGAATATCTTGGCGATGTTCTGAGACAGTTCAGTTCATTCCTAAATGCCTGTGGCTTTTCTTATGTCAGTAAGATTGCCGCTGTGTATGACGATGGATCTGGATTGGACAGTGAGGGGAATGGGTTCTTTGAAGATGAAAACTTCTACGAAGATGAAA